CTCTAATTTCATCTTTAGTTAATTCTCTATCACCATATCCACCTGTTCTAGCTAAAGTTTCAGAATGTGATAATCCATATTTAATAATATCATCACATAATTTTGGTGGTATTGCTGATGTAAAATACCAATAATAATTAGATATATTCATAAGTTATTGTCTGTATAAAATTCAAAGAATCTTTCTGGGTATTATTAATGTAATACATATTCGTAGATGGAAACATAATAAACATATTATCTTTTAATTCTATGTCCCAACTTCTTCCTTTTCTTCTATTATCGTCATAATGTATTCGAACAAAACAGTTATTAGTTTTAACACCATATAGTAATGTGTAATCTGGTGAATTTCTTAAATCGACTGGATCAATATTAAGTAAAGGAATTGTCTGTTGATTGGGTTTATACATATCACCCCAAGTTCTTTTATTCACTAATTGAAAACCATATTCTAAATTTATATGATCTCTCATGTAAGTATTTAACATGTCCCAAGTTCTTGAAAATGGAAACTCTGAATCGGTAAATGTAGATTGTAAAATGTCGCCTGATAATTTATCTCGATCTATTTCAAAACCTTTAGGCATTGAAACATCACCATAGAATAAACTTTGCTCTGTTAAAACTTTCTTCTGCATACCACCACCATTTTTAATTTATGCTTTTGAGTCTGTCAAGTCCCAAGTTGTATTAGCTTCATTCCAAACGTAATGCCAGCTATGAGTATCTGCTTCGTTTTGTGAAGTTTGTTCTTCTGTCAATGCTGGAGCATCACCGATTGGTGATTTCCAAGAAGCTGATTCATTATGTTTTACCCATGAAGCATATGGTTTTTTAGGCCAGAAGATTTGATCATCTTCATCCCAAGTATAACCAATACCTGCATAGTTTCCTCTAAATGGAGTTCCACCGTTTTTATGTTGTCCGCCAGCTGTATTGTATGAAGTTTGAATCCACATTTGTGCAGGCCAATTATTGTGTTGTTCTAAATATTGTTGACCTACTGCTTCGTCTTCAACGCCATCAGCATTTAACATATCAGAATTATTCAAAGTTAATACTTGAATAACTTTTCCGTTTGCTCCTAGTTTTGCAAAATGTGCCATAATGTTTCTCCTTATATATTAATTTTAAATTTTAGTAAATACATAATTATTATTGGTATTTGTATCTTATTATTACGATTCCTGAACCACCAGCAGTTCCATTTCCTCCAGTAGTCTGATATGATCTTCCACCTGATCCACCACCTCTATTAATTGTTCCTGCTGTTCCTGGATTATTTCCTCCTGCTGCACCACCTGCACCACCTGTGCCACAAGGACTACCAGCTCCTGCTGTTCCTCCTTGGTATGTTCCTGATCCACCACCACCAGAGTATGCTAATGGACTTCCTGAAATTGAAGTTGTTGCACCAGCACCACCTCTACCTGAACAAGTATTACCACAAGCGTTTTGACCCACTTCAGTTGCTCCTCCACCACCACCAACAGCATAATTAGGGCCAATTCCTGGTCCTGTTCCACCATTTGATCCTTGAGGAGGTGTAACGGGTGGAGTATTTCCAGTACCTGCTGGACTTTTACCACCACCTCCAGATCCACCGGAGAGACCAGAATTAGAATAATTTGCTCCACCAGCTCCACCTGCTGATGAAACTGTTGAAAAAGTTGAAGTTGATCCTTGACCACCATTAATTGTACCAGGATCTTGCCCTCCTGCACCACCTCCACCAACTGTTATTGGAAAAGCTGTTGCTGTTACTGTTATAGCTGTTCCACAAGGATTACCATCTAACGGACTAGCTATGTAAGGTGTAACAGGATTTTTGTATTCTCTAAATCCACCTCCACCACCACCACCACCGTGTGATCCAGATCCTCCGCCACCTCCTGCTACAACTAAATAAGAAACTGTATTATTAGCAGGAATAAGTGAAGCATTTGTTACTGTAAAAGTACCAGGGCCAGTAAAAGTATGAATTTTGCAATCACCACAAGTAGTAATAGTTCCACCAGTTGCTATTAAATTTGGATTTTCAACATCGGCTGTGTTTGCACTAGTGACAGATTGCCAACCAGTTGTTGCATCTACATAAACTAATTGAATTGCTGAATTAGCTTTTGATAATATTATATCTTGTGCACCTCCATTTATATTAGAGCTATTTCTAGCGATTGTAATATTATTTGTTGCTGCTGTAGAATTATAATCTGAAATAGCAACCACATTCCCAGCACTTGGTGAACTAGGTAAAGTTACTGTCACTGCTCCACCTGCTGTGTTTACAAAAAAACCACTACCCGATGTTGCTGTAAAACTTGTTGTTTGAACTGTTGTATTCCAAGACACTTCACCTGTAGAACCAAAACCTGCTGCAGTTCCTAAATTAGAAATTGTTGCACCAGCAGGAATGGTAATAGTGTCACCACTATCTCCTAACTGGACTGTACCACAATTTGTTCTTGGACTAATTTTATTTACTTTTACTTCACTCATAATTTACCTATTGATATTTATACCTTATTATTACTATACCTGATCCACCGTTTCCACCTGCTTGATTGAAATTTCTTACTGGACCACCTCCTCCACCACCTGTATTGTCTGTTCCGTTTTGACCTGCAACTGCTGAAGGTCTTCCACCGTTTCCACCGCCTCCAATTCCACCTGCAACTGCCGAAGCACAATCTATTCTACTCACACCAGCTCCACCACCACCAGAGAAATAATAATATGAGCCACAGTTTTCACCAGAAGTTCCAAATGCACTAGGTATTCCAGCACCAGCTCCTCCTGCACTACCAGCATTTGAACCAGTAGGTGAACCTACTCCTAAAGCTCCACCACCAGAACCTGCATCATCTCCTGAAGATGGAGCTCCTGTACCACCATTTGATCCTTGAGAAGGAGTTACTGGAGGTGTATTTCCTGATCCTATAGGCGAACCTCTTCCTGCTCCGCCAGCAGAACCTCCAGGTTGACCATTACCTGAAACTCCTGCACCTCCACCAGTTGATGTTATTGTTGAAAAAGTTGAATTTGCTCCTGCACAACCATCGCTATTTCCAGGATTACCTGCACCTCCTGCTCCAACTGCGATTGGATAAGAAGTTGCTGTAACTGTAATTTCAGTTCCAGAAGGTGTTGGACTTCCATAACCATTTCTAGGTGCTCCTGGTGCACAGGCAGTTGGTGCACAAGTTGTATTTAAAAAATATCTAAAACCACCAGCTCCACCCGCTGATGCATTATCTGAAGTAGGGACTACTTTACCATGGCCTCCTCCTCCACCTGCTACCACTAAATAATCAACTATATTATTAGTAGGTGTTCCAGCTACAGAACAAACTGTAAAAGTTCCTGGTCCTGTAAAAGTATGTATTTTATAATCTCCACAACAAGTAATTGTTCCACCTGTTGCTACAATAAAAGCTTCAGCGGTAGATGTATCTGTTGATTCGTTAGTTACTAACCAACCTTGAGTACCATCTACATAAACAAAAGTTTTAGAAGTTCCATTTACAGAATAATTAATATTGGTTTGACTTGCTCCTCCAATATTAGATCCATTAGGGTTTACTATTAAATTATTTGTTTCAAAAGTATAAGCATAATCTTTAACACTTACAATATCACCAGCCGAAGGTGTAGCTGGTAAAGTCATTGTCACTGCCGCAGATGTAGTATTTACAAAATACCCATTCCCACTCACTGCTGTGAATGATGCTGTTTTAGCTGTAGTATCCCAGTCTACTGTTCCTGTTCTACCGAATCCTGTTTGTGATGCACCGCATGCAAGAGTAATGGTATCGCCACTTGCACCAAGTGTAATAGTTGTTCCACATTTGTTAGCGATGTTAGCACCGCATTGATTTTGAATATTGTTTACTTTAATTGTACTTGTCATAATTATTGATACCTGTACCTTATTATTACTATACCAGATCCTCCGCCATAACCAAGGAGTTGTGGAACATCTCTTTCTCCACCGCCTCCACCACCACCAGTGTTAGCTGTTCCATCTGTTCCATTTGCTGCATTAGGTGCAGGTCCACCAATTGTACCTGTTCCTCCACCACCTGTTCCTCCAGTGCCAGACGTTCCACCTTGATAAACTGATGCACCGCCACCACCAGCGTAAGCTGTTGAACTTCCACTAATACTTGTTGTTGCACCTGCTCCACCGTTACCTCCAACAGTAGGACTTCCTGTTCCTCCAGCAGCGGTTGCTCCACCACCCCCCCCCATTCCATAATTAGGTGAATTATAACTTGCAACACCACCTGGATTCCCTTGCGGTGGACTAACGGGTGGAGTATTACCAGATCCAACACTTGTAGGTAAATTGTCAGCACCTCCTCCACCTCCAGATCCACCATTTGTACCAGCTCCACAGTTAGTTCCACCACCGCCACCACCTGTTGATGTTATTGTACTAAATATAGAATTTGAACCAGAGTTTCCAACAAAGTTAGCAGAAGGAGGAGTAAAAACAATTTGAGCAGCACCTCCTCCAACTGTTATTGGATAACCAGTTACTGAAATAGGTATACTTGTTGAACTTGCTAATGGACTAGCTGTGTAACATCCTGAAGTTGTTGAACAATGAGATTCTCTAAAACCTCCACCACCACCTCCTGATCCATGATTAATTCCACCTCCTCCACCACCAGCAACGACCAAATAGTCTACTGAATTAGAACCTCCAGCATTACCTGCACATGTAACTGTGAAAGTACCTGGTCCTGTGAATGTATGAATTTTGTAATCTCCACAACAAGTAACTGTTCCACCTGTTGCTGTTATAAAAGTTGCACCTGTGACATCTGATGTTGAATCTTGAACTGCTCTCCAACCTTTTGTTGAATCTACATAAACTAAAGTGACTGATTGATCTTGTGTATCTAAAGTTGCATTTGCATTTGCACCATTAATTTTGTCTGATCCATTAGGAGTAACTGTAACATTATTAGTGTTCCAAGTATTTGCGTAATCTTTTAATGATACAATTGATCCAGCTGAACCTGCTGGTAAAGTAACTGTAATAGCTGTTGATGTAGTATTTACAAAATATCCATTACCACTTACAGCAGTAAAACTAGCAGTCTTTGCTGTAGTGTCCCAATCAACAGTTCCAGTTCTTCCAAAACCAGATTGAGTTGCTCCACAAGCTAATTGAATACTATCACCTGATTGACCAATCGTTAATGTTGATCCGCATTGTGATGATATTTGATTAACTTCTATTTTACTCATTAAATTATTACCAATGTTCCTGTTACTGTTTGTGTTCCAGTAATCGTTACTGGTCCTGCTAATACGCCTGAATCTAGAGTTTGGTCTTCAGAAATTGTAGATGCATGGGTTACAACAAAAGTTGTTGCATCCATAACTGGAGAGATAGTTTTCTTCGCTGGTAATGTACAGAATACATTTTTAGTACCTGCTGAAAAATTTACTGCAGCATCACCGTTTGATGAAGATATAATTGTATCTCTTGATAAAGTATCAGGAGCAGCATCGGTTACTGTACCAATACCAACCTCCCACTCATTAGCACTATTTAATTCAATAGCATAATAAGTCGTGTTTCCATTTCCAACACCTGCAACGAAACCTTCATAGCCAGTTTCTGCACCAGCTAAATCAATAGTTCCAGTTCCAGTAGTTGTACTTGTTTCTTTAACTCTATCGTTAATTACTAAAGCCATTTCTACTCCAAA